GTTGCTGTCGGCAAAATCGGCGGTAATTGTTGCCCCATCCGTCAGTGCAGTGATTTCGCCGCGTTGGCCCTTCGTCCAGGTCTGTGCCGTGTCGATGGCGCCATAGCCGCTAATGGTTTGACCGGCAGCAAAGGTAATCGCACCAGTCATCGTGCCACCCGATTTGGGCAGCGCAGCATTGGCTAGGTCATAAGCAGACTTGACCGAGTTAGGTGTCGCAGCCGTCGTGATGCTGGTGCTGCTGGTGGAATCAGTCAGCTGCAGGGTGCCGCGTGCGCTCGTCGTACCAGCCGCAACCTTGCTGCCTGTGATCGCGGCGCTGACATTCACATCGGCATCAACAATGACGCCAGCGGCAATGGCTGCAACGCCCGTGTTGCTCAGCGTGATGTCGCCCGTAATCTCACGCGCTGTCGGGGTGCTAACGGCATCACCAACAACCACATAGCCCGGCGATAGCGCAGCAAGTTTGCTGTAGGCGATTGCAGCGGATGCGTTGATGTCGGCGTTGACGATTGCACCAGATGCAATGCTTGTGACGCCGGTATTGCTGATGGTTACATCGCCAGTGAACTGAACGCCAGTCGCAACATTGCTGGCATTACCCACATACAAGTAACCATCGGTCAGTGCAGTGCCGAGCTTTTCATCATCCAGCTCCTGCAGTGCGGCCTGAACATTGGTCGATGAAATGTTGCCGTAAGGCGTGAAGCTGATGTTCGTTGCGGTCTGACCGGCAATAGCGCCAGAAACGTCAATTAGTTCCCAAGTAGTGCCGTTACTCAGGATCATGTCCGGCGGCGCCAGGGCTTCCGGTGGGGCGTTACCAGAACCCGTACCCGAGGTGCTAACCACCAAGTAGTAGCGGTTGTTGGTTGTGGAGGCGGCGGGCAATGCACCACCAATCGTCAGGCCAAGTGCAGAACCGGCAGAGGTGACTGAATCAACTTGGTTGACACTGGCGTCATAAGTACCAGCGAAAATGATTTCACCGCTAGTGATGGTGACGGGCAGCCATGCACTGCCAGACCAGATGTAAAGGTCACCGTTCAGCTCGTCCCAGAAATACTGGCCTTTGAAGTCAGCCGTGGGGAAGGTGACGACGCCTGCGGTTGAGCCTGAACCACCGAACTTCACGGTGGAGGCGTCCGCCAGTTTTGTGCCGACGATGCTGTTTGCACCAACGCGGTCGGCGGGAAGGGTGCCGGTCGTCAGCTTGACGGCACTGATGTCTGGGATGTCTGCGGCTGCAAGCGTCGTGCCACCAGTGACGTGACCTTGGGCATCAATGACAACCTTGGTGTAGGTGCCGGGAGTGGCGGAATTGCTGTGATTGAGTTCGCCGCCTGCCCCAACAGTTAGACCGCTACCGGGATACACAGCGCCAGCCGTTCCAGCAGCGGCGGCAGGTAGGTCGGCTGCGGTGATTTGACGGCCATCAGTAACAAGACCGTTGGCGTCGTATTTGGTGACGTGGTATTCGGTGGTGTTGGCGGTGACCGTGTTGTCTATCTGGATGGTGCTGCCGCTGAGGGTCAGGCCATTGCCATTGACGACAACTGCACCCTTGTCAGTGGTAGTGGCGGTTGGAAGGTCCGCTGCTGTGATGGTGCGATAGCTGACGGCGCCAGCGCTGCCACTTGGACCGGCGAGGAATTGGGCGCCAGCAGCGGTGTTGTCCAGCGACGTGCTGATGGTTACTTCATCGCCAACAGTCGTGATGCTGATATTGACGATGCCAGCGGTGCTGCCGACAACGCTGTTGACCGATCCGGCGGCTTTGATGCTGACCCAGCTGGATCCGTTCCAGCAGTAGACCTTGCTGTCGTCGGTGTCGAGGGCAAGTTGACCAACGAATGCGCCACTTCCGGGCAGCGTGGTGACCAGATCAACGGTGGCTTCGTCCGCAATCTTGACGGCGGTTACGGCATCGCTTGCTAGTTGGGTGGCGCCGACTGCACCATTGACCAGTGCTGTACCAGCAATCTGCTGACTGCCGAAAAGGATTTTGGCGCCGGGGATGGTGGCGTCAGCGATCAGGGTGGTGGCATTACCGACTAAATCGGTAACCGTGATCTTTTTGGTCTCGCTTGCGCTGTTATCAACAACGGCCAGGAGGTCACCAGCTGCTAGATCGCCACCGGCTAGCGCGGCTAATTCGCTGATCCTTAGGTCGGCCATGCCCCAGTGCCCTAGCGACTTTTACAGATAATCAGAGTCTAGGGCTTTAGTCCGGTTCTTCCAGAAGCAGGTACGAATCTGCAGTCTGCTCCAGTTCAAGCTTGCCTGTGTCTTCCTGCAGCAGATAACGATCGACGCGAGTGCTGGCACGCAGTTTGATTGGCCCGGTTGCAACAAAATCAATCACGCCAGCGATGATGTTGTCGGGTGTAAAGCTAACGGCAGCAGAAGTGACCAAGGCATCAAACTCCCACCACAAGGAGTCATTGATTTGGCTGGCCGCAAAGCCGCCCGTTTGCGCTGTAGTGTCCTCGGCTTTGATGTAAAACTTGCCGTGAAAAATTGAGCCAATCTCGGTACGCAGTACCAGCTGCATTAAGTAGTTGACGGATTCGTAACCCTTTCTGTTGGTGTAGTCCCAGTGAGCAGTAAGACGGCCACTGCCGCTGATCAGGCTGCTGTACTGTTGGCGGTATTCGTCGCCAAGGACTGAAATATCAACGGTTTCGCGGTTGGTGTTGAGTTCATAGTCCGTAATGTCGCCAACAATGCGGCTGTCGCGGTCGCGGACTGTGACTGAAATTGGGATGTCGCGGGCAATCGCCGCAAGGGAAATGACACCCGTGGTCCCACCCTCAAGGCTGTTGGCAAACGTGCCGTAGAGCTTGATTCCGCCCAGCTCATCAATAAAGGCGTACCAGTTGCCGCTGGTGTGGACGGTGTTATCTGCCCAGCCGGAAGCATCAACAAAATCAAGGTCTGTGCCGTCAGTTGTTGAAATCTCCAGCAGGTCGCCCGTAATCAGGGTGCCTTCGTCAAAATCAAAACTAAAGCGATTGCGACCGGCGTTTACGTCGCTGGGATTGACGATGGATTCTTTGGAACCCTCGCTTGATTTACGGGTCAGTTCGATCTGACCAATCTGGCCAAGATAGATGCCCATTAGATCGTCACCGCAGTTAGTGCTCCAGTGCCCTGGAATGAAATTTCGGCGCGGCTTACTTCCCCAACACTGGCGCCAAAGCTGACGCTGGTGATGTAGGCAGTGAGTTGAACATCGTGATTGGCTGTGCCTTCGACCAAACGCAGGGTCATGCTGACCGTATCGCTAGAGGTGATGCCGCTAACCTTCAAAACTTTTTTGAGTGCGGTGGCTGCGTCGTTGCGATCAGCGTCGTCGTTGTAGTACAGAAGACTGGCGCTGCCGTTGAACTCCTGGACGCCGGGGACGTAGGTGCGTTGGCTGTCGCCAAGGGTGGTCGTTTCGAGGACTTCAAGCGAGCCGGTCAGGGTCCAACTGCTGACCTTGATCTGTTCCGTGCCATCAATCAGCAGGCGTCCGTCTTTGCCGGTGTAAACCTTTGCCATTAGAGGACACCTATCAATTTCACTGTAACGCTACTGATGCCGGGGCGCACCGATGTGATGACGGGCGGCGAGTCGTAACGCCACTTGTTACCCGTAGCTGCATCAATCGCAGAAGCAGTACCGCTCCAGCCTGCGCGGAATCCTGCGGGCAGATCAAATGTCTCAAAGCCGCCTTTCGTGTCGTCGTAATGAGCGATGAAATCGTCGGCTTGATTGTCTGGGATGTTGTCGTAGCTCAGATCCAGCGTCATGCCGGTGCGCTTATCGCCGTACAGGATGCGCGTCTCGGAGCCGTTTTGAGACTTAAACGTTTTGTAGGAGTAATCGCCAGCGTTGAAATTGCGTGAGCTTGGCGCTAGGGATGGGAAGGTCATTCGAGTGCCGGTCCCTCAACGATTTCAAAGTTGTCGTCCACGTCCATTACGTCGCGGGCGATCAGGCTCTGTCCACTTGAGTTTACTGGGTGATTACTGGCCTTAATCGTCACGATGCCATCGGTGTTTACGTCAAGCGCCTCGATTTGGTAGACCTGCGCCGTGACGTTGCTGCCGATGATCGAGAAGACAGAATCGCGCATGTTTTGGGCAATGCCGCCGCTGATCTGAAGCGTTCCAGAAAAGACCTCGGTTTGGCTGCGGTCCCAGTAGTACACGCTGTAGTTGCCGTCACTGAGTTCGCTAAGCGCGATGACTGTGCCGTCTTCCTTGACGATGCCGTTATTGGTGGGGCTGTAAGGGCTAACCTCGGTGGCAACGCGGATGTAGTCGCCGGGCGCCAGTGATAGACCCCATGGCAAGGTTTGGAATGTGACGCTATGGGTGACGTGTTTGCGGACAGCCAAGAAATAACGGGCGGCCAGCAAGGCATGAGTGTCACCAGTGATATGGGACAGCTCAAAGTTTTCAATGGGTAGGTCGGCAGAATCGGCGTCGTTGTAACGCACCAGTACGCTTTGCTGCTCTGGCAATTTGTTGGTGCCAGCCCACTTGTAAAGGACGGCGGCCTGGAACAGCTTGCGATCCTCAAGGTCGATCCATTCCAGCTTCAGGGAATCCTCGATGATGTTGCCGTCGGTGAACATGCCCTTGATTTGTAGGGCTTCATTGGGTGCGATCTTGTAGTTGCTGTCGTAAGGCAGGGCCGGTTCGATCGCCAGCTTGCCGTTTTTCAGCGTCATAAAGCACAGGACGCTTGGCGCAATTTCAGAAAGCCAGCCACGGATATTGATTGATTCGGCAATGGCGTCGTCATAGAACAGATTGTTGGCGCGAAGGAAACGCCCGGTTTCGATCAAGGTAGTGCGATCTACAAGACCGCTATTCACAATGCTGCCCGCGCCAGTGTCGGTATTTGTTGCCAAGTACCAGAGCAGGTCCGTCAGCAAGTTACTTGAGGCAACATCGTTATCAATTAACCGCTCCACTTGGATGCCGTTAGACATGTAGCAGCGCAGTTGATCGAGCTGCTGGAAGTTGTCGCTGGAACGGAGTTTGAGTCCGGTAACGGCGCAGTTTGCATACTCGGGAATTACGTCTTCAGAAAGGCATTCGTTGACGTACACCACTTCGTGTTCAGGTGAGCCATCGCAGCTGCGGGTAATCAGTTCGCCGTAATGCGAAACCTCGGCAATACCGCTGTACTGCTGAAACAAACGGGTGGCTGAACGTGGCTTGTCGTATTCAACGTATTTTGTGGGGATACTTACGGTGTAACTAAAGGCAAATTGAACGCCTTCTGCATTGCGTGCGTGCTTAGTGAATACATCGCCGTTATTCCAAGTGCCAGTAAACGAGGCCACGTCTGCTTCGACAATGCGCCACCACTTGTTGCGTGGAGTGGTCGGTAAATCTTGTTGATATGACTCCAGCGTAAGAGTCATGTTGATTGAACGAGTTGCGGCGTCCCGGTCGTAAATCCAATTGGCGATGGTGCGTCGTGAACCGTTGGGCAGGTTATTGAAGTATGGATCTTCCCCCAGTGCGGAAGACATAATGTTGCTAAGCGTGTTGAATCCAATGGGATCCCCGGTGTTGTAATTAAGTCCAGGTTCGTTTGCTGTGATGCTGCCGGGAACAACGTCGATGCGAGTTGTATCTGGCACCCATTGGCCGTAAACAACGTCTCCAATCGCTTCTGGCACGACTGCCATTTGCCTGTGCGTGAAGTAGTCGCGTGATTTGGCAAAGTGGCCGCGTCCGCCAACCTTGAACTGTCCCAGATAAGTGTCAGTTGTCCATTCTTGATAGCCAGCGCGTCCACCGTCAAGAATAAATAGATTGTCTTCGCCGCCGCTTTGCTGGGTAAAAATTGCGCTGTTAAATGGACGCAGGCGAAACTCAAGTTGTGAGCGATCGGGGTGCGTTACGCGGATAAAAGAATAAATATCAACAGGTGAATCTCCGGCCACACCAAATAAGGTCAAGTTTGTCCAGCCCTCATTACGGTTGTAGTTTCTTACCGCTTCGGAATTGGTGGGGCGAACATCAAGCGCGAAAGTCGATAGGCGACGCACGTATTGCGTCATTTTGCCGCCACGCAATTCATTGTTTCTATTGTTTTCTTGCGCCATGCCGAATGGCGTGTAAAGCGTATTGAAGTTTGTTATGCCGTTGAACCGTGCCCACACCTGGGATTTGATGCCAATTTCAGTTACATCACAGCGACGGTTGTTCTGGAAGCTGCCCATCTCAAAACGCAAGATGGGATAAAAGGCTTCGTCAATATCCGAGTTAGGAAGCCATGTCTCTACGTTGATCGCCTCCTCGGATACCAAGCCAATTTTGCGCTGCAAATTGCTCCATGCCTCGATGCAGCGAAGTCGGACAGAGTAACCGCTAGAGCTATCCCTGTTGGGGTCATAGGTTTCATTGGGCCGCTCAATGACGATCCAAGTGGAACGCCCAATCATGAAGGTGGCGCCCAGTGCCAGCAGGCTGTCAGCACGTTGTACTTCTGCATCAACGCTGGATCGAACATCCTCAACCTCGGGA